GTTTGATTGTTCTACTGTTTTAAGGTTATACACGTGACTGTAAGCCGCCGGTGTGAACAGACCATTCTTTCCTTTGATCTTTAACGTGTTCATCATAGTGTTCCAATTCTTAGCAACTTTTAATTGCGTAGATTTCATGGTTACTAGTGCGGTTTGCATATCCTCAGTCAATACAAAATAGGATGCAGTGTTTTCAAGATAGTTACCATTAGATAATCTATCTTTGTAGTTTGCATCACGTTTAGCTTGATTGATGATATCACTTGTTGACGGATGTATAGCTACAGGAGCACTTGTGCCCTGGCCTCTGTCCGACCATTCAACATATTCACGTTTATAATGACATGGAATTATGTTGATTCCCTTCTCACCATCATACACTTGCTTAGTCACGGTATTAAATATCATACCTGCTTCAGCGCCTTCTATGTACTTGGCGTCCCGTTTATTTATCTCGGGTGATAGTTGTCCTAATACTCTTAGGAAAGGTAAAGCAAAGTCTTCTGCTCCCATTTCTCCTATAGCTGTATTAGCGTCTTGTTCGAACATACTCGCTAGAGCTACGTCCGTCTTCTTTTTTTCTGCTACTTGGTTCATGATTATATTCTCCTTGTTAATGATTCATGATTCACGATTTCCGGCCTATTTTAGTTTGATCTTTCACAAACGTGTGAAAGAATTCGGAAGGCATGTCGAGGCCGGCCTCGACACGCTCCCTGTAGAGAGCTTTCAATGTCATGGGCTCAACTTTTTGTTTTTGTTGAGGCTCATAACCTTCTTGCTCTGCAAGGCTAAGCAATTGCTCTGCCTTGTTATCTTCGCCTTTACCGAATGTAACAGCAACCTCATTTTTAATAAGATCACCGAGTCCATTCTCCCGAAGCCATTTGTATGCTAATTCCATAGAGTCTTTTTTTACAGTGCAACTGTAAGTTTTTTTAACTTCTACTCCACTACCATCAGCAAGTTTCAAAGATGACAGCCCTTGCTCTGCAAGTAATTCTGGTATCACCTCTGATGAAATTTTATCTGCTTTTTGTTTGATATCTTTAACTTGTTCTTCTAGTCTTATAATCTCTTCTTCATGCGCCTGCAGTTCTTGACAATGCATAGCCAAAGTTTTTATATCTGATTTTTCTATTAAATTTTGTTGATCTTGTTCTAGATCATCTAACGTAAGTGTGCTCACTCTATTTCTCCTTTATTATATAAGTCTATCATTAAGGGATAATATCTTCTCTCTTGTCTATCCCATTTCAAGAGATTAAATTGTCCTTGCGTAATGTCACTAACAATAGCAGTAGACAATCCAATAATTGAAGGATCACCCGTACATAAAATATAATCATCGGGTTTAAAATCCTGTAAATTTTTTCTCATCTTTCTAATAAAAGGTGCTGTGCTGTACAACATATTATCTGTTGATGGTAAACAAATTACCAAATATCCAAAATCAGACGCACTTAAAATATTTATTTGTGGTGCCGGATGTTGTAATACATAAACAAAAGTTTCCTTAGGATTCTCCTTGTAGAATGCCAAAAACTCTGCGAGTGAACGTGGTTTATATAGTTCAAAAATTCTGTGTTTCATTTTTATTATACTTTCTTGTTGACAATAAGATAATCATATATACATTAATGTCAAGAAAGAATAATAAATTATTTTATGATAGATACATATAGGTATAAAACCAAACCTTATGCCCACCAATTAAAGGCTTTAAAAAAGTCGTGGGCGCAGAAAAACTACGCTTTATTCATGGAAATGGGTACCGGTAAATCTAAAGTACTTGTGGATAACATTGCTATGCTATACGACAATGGCGCGATCCGCGGTGCACTAATAGTGGCACCTAAAGGTGTTTACAAGAACTGGGACCAAATAGAATTTCCTGTACATTTACCGGACCATGTCGAACACACAAAAGTATTGTGGGAAGCAAACATAACTAAGAAAAAACAGACTGAGTTAGATACATTATTTGATGGTAAAGAAGAACTTAAGATATTGATAATGAACGTAGAAGCTTTTTCTACGTCGAAAGGTCTGGACTTTGCGCATAGTTTCCTTAACATCTTTCTTGGAAGAGCTTTGATTGGGATTGATGAATCTACGACGATCAAGAGTCCGACAGCAAAGCGAACAAAAAATATTTTAACCATTGGGGAACTCGCGAAGTACCGTAGAATATTGACAGGCTCTCCCGTAACCAAGTCTCCGCTTGACTTATATAGTCAATGTGAATTCCTGGACCCTTGGCTATTAGGCCATAACTCTTATTACAGTTTTCGTGCGCGTTACGCAAATATGGTCAAGAGAAATTTTGGCGGTCGTTCAGTGCAATTAGTTACTAGTTATAGAAGATTAGATGAACTTGGAGATAAACTAGATGATTTTTCTTATCGTGTGTTAAAAGAAGATTGTTTAGACCTACCAGAAAAAGTATTTACTAAACGTATTGTAGAACTATCTAAAGAACAGAAAGAAATATACGCACAACTAAAAGAAACAGCATTGGCTTTTACAGAAGATGGCAAAGTTATGTCAACTGTCAACGTCATGACTCAGCTTATGCGGTTGCATCAAGTAACTTGTGGTACGTTTAAAGCTGACGATGGTACAGTAAAACATCTTCCTAACAATCGAATACAGGCTTTGATGGACTGTCTTGAAGAAACTGACGGCAAGGTCATAATATGGGCAACTTACCGTGAGGACATCAAAAAAATAGTCGAATCTTTAAAAAAAGCTTACGGAGAAGCCTCTACAGTCGAATATCACGGTGGGGTGGATGCTACCCTTCGCCAGGAGCACATTGCTCAGTTTCAGCAAGAAAAGGGCCCTACACGCTATTTCGTAGGAAATGCACAAACTGGAGGGTATGGAATTACCTTGACTGCTGCAAACACAGTAATTTACTTTTCTAACTCATATGATTTAGAAAAAAGATTGCAATCAGAGGATCGTGCTCACCGCATCGGCCAGACTGGCAGTGTATTGTACATAGATTTAATTGCAGAAAAGACTATAGATGAACGTATCGTAAAAGCGTTAAGGACAAAGGTAAATATAGCAAATGAAATTATGGGCGAAGATCTTAAGAACTGGATCTAAAACAGAATTGGAACGTACGACGTTCTTCCTTCTACTTTTTCTGCCTTCAATGTTTGTTTTCTTGATCTTGACATGGATGCTGAGCAATGAACCCAACCTGAATTTGGATCAACACCATCATAGAATTCTAGTATCAGTTGATCAAAGTCACAGTTTTTACTAATCCACGACGCAAGTTCTTTATTATCTACACCATGAATCTCAAAGTCTGCTGCCTCACCCTTGGCATGTTGTGACTTAGCCGAAGACCCGATAGCCTCGCACAACTCTGGGCTACGATAGCCTGAG